CACTCAGAAGGGTAAGTTTATTACCATCTGTGAGGGTGAGGTAGATGCTATGTCTGCCTATCAAATGATGGGGTCTAAGTGGCCTGTCGTTTCCCTGAAGAATGGTGCAGCTTCAGCGGTATCTAATTGTAAACAATCATTTGAGTACCTAAATAAATTTGAGCAGGTAGTCTTATGCTTTGACAATGACAAGGCTGGTAAGCAAGCAGCCGCAGATGTAGCTGAAATCTTTGAGCCTAACAAATGTAAGATCATGAACCTAGACTTGAAGGATGCCAACGAATATCTCAAGGTAGGTAAGTCAGAAGACTTCATGACTGCATGGTGGGGTGCTAAGTCCTTTACCCCTGCTGGGATTGTCAACCTGCATGATCTAGGGGATAGTCTATACGATGAAAACTATTGTGAGACTTGCCTCTACCCTTGGTCACAGATGAATGATAAGACATATGGCATGAGGACAGGTGAGCTAGTGACGTTCACCAGTGGTGCTGGTATGGGTAAGTCCAGCATCATGCGTGAGCTAATGCACCACCTACTTATGAATACCAAAGATAACATTGGTATCCTAGCAATGGAAGAAAGCACACGTAATACAGCCTTTAATATCATGTCGGTGGAAGCCAATGCTAGGCTGTATATTAAAGAAGTACGTGATCAGTATACCAAGGAACAGCTACGTGTGTGGCAGGATAAAACCCTAGGTAGTAAAAGATTTTTTGCCTTTGATCACTTCGGTTCTATAAGCAACGATGAAGTCTTGGGACGTGTACGCTACATGGCTAAAGCCCTAGGCACCAAGTGGATTATCCTTGATCATCTATCTATCTTGGTATCGGGTCAGGAAGATAATGGTGATGAACGTAAGTCAATTGATATTCTAATGACTAAGCTACGTAGTCTAGTCGAAGAAACAAACATAGGCTTGCTGCTTGTGAGCCACCTACGTCGGCCAAGTGGTGATCGTGGACATGAGGATGGACGTGAGGTATCCCTATCACATCTACGTGGGTCTGCCAGCATCGCACATCTATCTGATGCAGTGATTGCATTGGAGCGTAACCAACAGGCAGACGATGAGCAAGCAGCCAACACTACCACCATACGTATCTTAAAGAATAGGTACACTGGTGACACTGGTGTTGCTTGCTACTTGCATTATGATAAAGATACTGGTAGGATGACCCAGATTGATAACCCTTTTGCGGAGGATGAAGAATGAATAAAATTAAATGGTTTATTCATAGGTTATTTCACAACTCAAACTTTTTTGTAGGAGTTTACTGCCTAGATTGTGAGGGTGAAGAAGGTTGTCCTACATGTGATGGAAGAGGATGGCACATTGTCTTAGAGAAAAAATGTAAAACTTCAAACGCTGTTGAGAAAAAATATGATAAGTTAGATGGTAGCTTTATGATGTGTTGTCATGCAGAATATCTTTTAGATTATAGTAATGAATCAAATTTTGTAACAGCAATAAGAGAAACTTTTACACAAGCTCAGATAGATTATTTCATTAATTGGGATTGGGTAAAAGATAATCCTCTTAAGGAGAATGAAGAATGAACCAACATGAGAAACAACAACAGAACAAAATGGAGAAAGAGAATGACTCAAATGGGACCACGTAAACCTTTTGATAAGGCTTTGTATGACATAGCAGATAGGGATGCTAAGAAAGCTACCCTGAAGTATATTAAAGATATGAACTACACTACTATTGATACTACAGAACGAAAAGACTTTGATATTATTTGTAAGGCAGCGACAGACATCCATCACCTCTATGAAGTAGAGGTTAAGTATTCTTGGAAGGGGGACTGGAACCCTAGTTGGAAAGAAGTACGTATCCCTTACCGCAAGAATCGGTTGCTGCTTAAGTGGAAAAAGGAATATCCTGATGCCCTCTTTACATTTATAGTATGGCGTAACGATTGCAAACAGGCATGGCATATTGATGCTAATATTTTAGTTGACTGTGAAGTTAAAGAAGTATCTAATCGAAACATTAGAAAGGGAGAAAAGTTCTTCCACATTCCAGTGGAGGATGCTTGTCTCATTAAGGTAGACTAATGAAACCAATAGACGGTGAGCCATTACATAAATACTATGGGTGTGAAGAGTACAGTTGTAGATCAGCCTTTATTCATCATCAATCCGATGGTGCCTATACAGTAGAATGTTTTATAGATAATAAATTAGAAAAGCTAATAGTCATTAAAGATAAAAGTGAATATTATGTAGAAGATGCTGCTGAAAATTGGGTAACGGGAGTAGGTTTATAAAGAAATGACAACAGCTATAGTTGATATTGAAACAGATAGTTTGAATGCAACAAAGATACATTGTATCGTAGCAAGGAGTTATAAAACTAATAAGGTTAAGGCGTGGGTGGGACAGGAGTGTTCGGAGTTTGCTGGTTGGTCGCAGCAAATTGATACCTTTATTATGCACAATGGTATCAGCTTCGATGCTCCTGTCCTCAATCGTTTACTTGGCTGTAATATAAAGCTTAGTCAGATAAGAGATACTCTCATTGAGTCACAGCTTTATAATCCTATACGTGATGGTGGTCACTCTCTTGAAGCTTGGGGTAAGACCCTTGGCTTTGAGAAGGGTGACTTCCATGACTTCGCACACTACTCTCCTGAGATGTTGGAGTATTGCAAACGTGACACAGAGGTGACCCGTCTTGTAGCACAAGAACTAGAGAAAGAAGGTAAAGCTTTTAACCCTAGAGCTTACGAGTTAGAGTGTAAGATCAGAGCTATCTTAGATAAGCAGAAGAAGAATGGCTTTGCATTTAAGATACAAGAAGCTATGATCTTACAGGCTCAGTTGCAAGATGAGTTACATGGACTAGAACGTAAGGCAGAAGAAGACTTTGAGCCTACTGAAATAGTATTAAAGACCAAGACTAAATACATACCTTTTAATATAGCAAGTCGTAAGCAAATTGCTGATAGGTTACAAGCAAAGGGTTGGAAGCCCAAGCAGATGACTGATAAAGGTAATATAATTATTAACGAAGCAGTCTTGTCAAAGATTGATCTACCAGAGGCTAAGATGTTTAATAGATACTTTCTATTACAGAAACGTACTGGCCTAATAAAATCGTGGATCATGGCATGTCAAGAAGATAACCGAGTACGTGGTAGTGTTATGACACTACGTACTATAACAGGAAGGATGGCACATGCAGTTCCTAATATGGCACAAGTTCCCGCTGTCTATAGCCCTTACGGTAGAGAATGTAGAGGACTATGGACAGTTGATGATGTATCTAAGTATCGCTTGGTAGGTGTGGACGCCAGCGGCCTTGAACTAAGATGCTTGGCACACTACATGAATGACCCTGAGTATACCAACATTGTATTAACAGGTGATGTACATACAGCTAATCAAGAAAGAGCAGGTCTGAAGACACGGGATCAAGCCAAGACATTTATCTATGCGTGGCTCTATGGGGCTGGTGCAGCCAAGATTGGTAAGGTAGTAGGCGGCACAGCCAAGCAGGGACAACAGTTGATAACTAGGTTCTTGAGTAACATGCCAGCACTTAAAAATCTTAGGATGTGGGTGAGTAAAGAAGCTGCCAGTGGTACAATCCCTGCTTTGGATGGTAGGCTGTTACATATTAGATCAGAACATGCAGCACTTAATACTTTACTACAAGGTGCTGGTGCTATAGTATGTAAGCAGTGGCTTGTTCATATCATGGAACGAGTTATTAAAACTAAATTAGATGTCAAGTTGGTTGCCTCAATACACGATGAGTATCAGTTTGAAGTAGCTATCCCTGACATAGAAAGATTTTGTAGGCTAACAAAGGAGGCAATGACACAGACAACAAAGACACTGAAGATGAAGTGTGAATTAGACTGTGATTATAAAGTTGGAAAAACATGGGCTGAGACACATTAATGGAAAAACAATTAGATATGTTTGGTACTAAAACTTTTTTTGATAAAGATCAAGAACTAAAAACATGTATTACATGTAACCAAAAATTACCTTTAAATTGTTTTGATGCTGTAGGTGGTTCAAGAAGAACGGATGGCACACCAAAGTTAAGAAATAAATGCTCAACTTGTTATAAAAAAAGTTTAAAACAAAAAGATAACCTATTAAAAATTACTCCTCGTCCTAACTCAAACTACAAGTGTCCTATTTGTTTAAATAAAAAGGGTAATTTTTATACCGTTACTAAAGACTCAAGAAGACAACATGATAATAGTAATTGGTGTTTAGATCATGATCATAAAACAGGAAAATTTAGAGGATGGCTTTGTAATAAATGTAACTCAGCACTTGGTTGGTTAGAAGATGATATTAATCATGTAAGGAGGGCTTTAAATTATTTAGAAAATTTTAAAAATAACAGTTGACACTCTAAATCAGGTAGTGTATACTGATGGAGTTGTAGTAGTAGACAAACACAATATCAACAGCCACAATGGTGTGGCACTAAACACAAAAGGATACTTTTAATATGCCTCCAATTCAACCTCTATATCTAACTGGTAAATGCTATTGGGCTTCTGTCGTAGAGCCTAACAGCACGTTTGAACCTGCTTGGCAAGTTGATCTCTGCCTTGATGCAGATACCAAAGCTTTAGTAGAAGGTGCAGGTCTAAATGTACGTAACAAAGAAGATGAACGTGGTGAGTTTGTCACGTTGAAACGTAAGGTGCAGGGTAAGAACGGTCCACGTTCAGCACCTACGGTAGTGGATTCCCAAAACAATCCTTGGGATAAGAAACTTATTGGGAATGGCAGTGTGGTTA